TAGAGAACATAAGCATCGGGGTTAGTATCAAGAAAGTTCTTAACCACGGCGAGAGAGAAGAAAGTTTTTCCAGTGCTGCTTTCTCCAGCAATGGCAGTGATCTTATTAGAAGACACACCCCCATATATACTGCCTGAACACAACCCATTAAAGATATAACTTCCTGTATCAACGAATTGTTCGACCTCATCAATTTCAGACGCCAGTTTCGTATACTCATCTCCAATCTCTTTTACAATTTCTTTTAAAAAATCCATTAGTTTAACCTATCAAATAATTCATTTACAGTTTCTTTTGTCGTAATCTCCATATTAAGACAGTATCTAACTTTATTTCCAGTTGGAGGATCTGGTTTATGTATTAAGTAATTTGGCATAATTAGCAATTCACTTTCTTCCAGTTTATACTTTATTATATCACTACTATCAGGTATCTTTTTAGAAGAATTATTTTTTTTCTTAGACTCTTTATTAAATGATATTGTATCACCCTCATTGATTTGTAAATAGTAAACTCCGTTAATCGTGGATGTATTTGTATGATCATGCCAAACAGACTTGTAATCATTTAGTTCCGATCTATAGCACCAGACACCATCGTTATGATCAACAGCTAAATTATAGTCCCCAAAGATTTCTCTTGTTACGATCATGTATTTTGCATAGAGGTCTTTAAAGAATATCGATTCGCTATTTATAGGAAAACTATAAGAATCAGGAGGTTGATCCTTGTTTCTATAATCCGTATCAATGATTTGTTTTAACCATGCTTTTCTAATGGGATTAACTTTATAGAAATTTTTTATGGATACAACTTTAATCAACATACCATACCATACTGTTCACGTAAAATTTTCTTATAAGGTCCATCGGGATTTTCATCCCTAACCTCTTTAATAGTTTTCATTTTTTGATAAAGTGCAGCATCACCACCAAGGCGCATTGCACTCACTAATGTTGCTAATTCTTTGTCGTTAATCGGTAAATCCATTTAAGAAAAAAATGATTCTAAATTTACAGTTTTTTCCACGTTCCATCCTATTGCATCTAAGATGGTTTTTAGAGGTTCAAGAAATGACTTTTCAAATTGTAAGTCATAGTCAACGTACTTGTCAAGGTTAAGTTCTTTAGGGAACTCTTGAATGAATGAAATGATATTTTCATGAATAATATTTGGTTTCTTTAGATAGCAAAACTTAATCTTCTCTCCATTTTGAATCAAAGAATACTTATTAGTAAGTTTCTTTTCTTTGATATAATGGTTGAATAGAAGAGCTCCACGACAGTGAATAGGAGTTCCCTTAGTATAGATGTCAGAAGAAGATTTATATTTCTGAACATCAGAAACTGAGCGAGGGAATGAAATTTGCTCTGGCGGCAAACTCTTAAACTCTGATCTAGACTTATCAATAAAGTCAATGACATCTTCTTCTGTTCCAGTCATAAGGATATTAAATGCTTCCTTGAGCATCTTACGACAGGGAGCGGGAGTAGATGATTTAACGGACTCAATGCCCATTACTTTAAGTTTGGGATCTTCATAGCGAACACCTTCGCTGTCCCACACGTTGAGAATGTATCGCTTCTTCGCAGTCCAAATACCACGGTCAGCGATGTTCTCACGTTTCATACTCATCTTTTGATCATATGCTGAAACGTAGTCCGCCAGGTTCTGATAACACTGGTCGATGTACGGTTCAAACTTGTCTTCACAGATCTTGTCAAGTATAGAAACAATTACTGCTTTGTCGCCAGACTTAGCACCAAAAAATTTATCAACAAGAGGTCCGAGATTAAGATAAATTGAATCTGTGTCAGATGCAATTACGTAGTCCTCGTCAGTTGTTTGCAACAGTTTATTTAGATACTGGTTCATCTTACTCTCAATCCAACGGATAGAGACTTGACCAGAAAGCGTAATCGCCTCCGCATTGGCCAGTTTATAGTACCTAAAATACTGATTACCAATAGCACCATAAGCAGAATTGAGTGAGATCTTCTTAGCCATTTGGATATTGTTGCACCGGGCAATCTCTTTCTCCAATGTCTTAGTAGGTGTCTTCTCATATTCTTGCTTTGCCTGAAGCATTCTCTTCTTGAAGATTACACGTTCATTATACATCTTATCCATGAGTTCTGGTAAGAATCCACGAACATCTTTGCGATACATGGCACCGTTAGCACATACCGCATTGTTCTTGTACAAGTCAAAGTTTATTTCCTCATTAAGTATTCGATCAACAGTAACCGTTGGGTGTCTTTCATCCAAAAGTGTCTCGGGTGAGATGTTGTACTGCATGATAAGATGAGGGTAGAGAGAGTTAAGGTCAAAAGACACAACCCAATCATATTTTCCAGGAATCGGTTCCTTGACATATGCCCCCGCATACTTTTCGTTCTTTTGAGATTTGTTCTTTGGCGGAATTACAATGTTCCTTTTTTTAAGATAATTGTAAATAATATTATCCCACATACGAACCTGATAGAACACGTCTGCATAATTTACTTTAGCATCATATGCCATAGTCAATGCGAGTTCAATCAATTTCATCTTGTCTTCCAAACGGTCAACAAGTTCCACGTCAATAATATTATACTCAATAAACTTCTGCCACCCCTTAGTATAGAAGTCTTTAAAGGTATCAAACTCGGAGTGATCCAACTTCTTCTGGCCCAGTTCTACCTGGGCAATATAATCTAGACGATATGATTCTTGTGCTTTATATGTAAACTTCTTGTACAAATCAAGATAGTCAAGTTGAGTCAGTCCACCAACATCAAATGTTACATGCTTTCTACCTTTAACAAAAATCTCTCCTTCAGTTACAAGACCCCAGTTGGAAAAACGCTTCATCAACTTCTCTCCAAGCACCCGATTAAGACGCTTACAGATATATGGAATATCGAATAATTGAATGTTCCAACCAGTCACCACATCAGGTACATCCTGCATCCAGTGATTGATAAAGTGACTCAAAAGTTCTTGCTCTGAAGGGCAATGATAATAAGTAACATTCTTTTGATTATTGACAAAAGGTTTTACACCCCAAGTAGTAATTTTCTTAGTGGTGTAATCTTGGATAGTGATTGCAAGAATTTCTTCCGATGCAGATTCTACATCAGGAAATCCCCTCTCAGCAGTGGTCTCAATATCAAGAGTTACCAGTTTGATCTGACTAATGTCAAATTTAATCTCATCTTCAGGATACTTCTCTGAGATATATTGATAGATGTATCGATCATTTCCATAAATCTCAAATCCATCAACATCATCATATGTTTTATAAAACTCACGACAATCACGAACGCTGCCAGGATTGATAGGTTCTACAGAATTTCCACTTAATGTCTTATACTTGGAATTTTTTTTTGATTTTACGAACAAAGTTGGAAAGAATTCATCTCTGAATTCATACCGCCTGCCATTATCTACTCCACGAACTAGAACTTGATTTCCAATTAATTGAACATTAGTGTAGAAGCGCATTATTTAAGAAGGTTTTGATATTTTTCAAGGAGTGTTGGTTTAGGATCAGCAAGAGTAAGCATCTTGTCTGATGCCATCATAAAAGTATTTTGACTTGTAATATCAGCAAGCCAAGGAGACAGAGTATCCTTATCACCTAAAACAAATGGTTCTATTAATTTACAGTCTGGTTCACCAATATCGGCACCTACTTCTTCAATCTGTGAGACCAGGATTTGGTGATTTGTCAGAACTATCAGTTTGATCGTCTTGTCTTCCATTGTCTAAAATGTCCTCTCTATACATATCGTGAATTTTATCTACGGGAGTAAAAATTGTCACTACCCAATCTGCTGGAACTGGAACGGATCTCTCTTTTGCTAAGGGAGCCCAAGGATACATTGTAACAGCCAGTTCAGTTTGATTTTCTGGTTGATCCGGATCTAGTTCATCAGCAGTAACTGGACTAGCATTTCTAAGTTTTACCACGCATGGTTTCGTTAGATAATAACCAATCACCTTGTCCGAAGAAACCATTTCTTGAACTTCAGCAATTACATCCTCTCCAGATTTAAGAACTAAAACTTTAATGGTCATGTTTTTCTTTTACCTTATGATATTATACCAAGAAAAAAGAGGGGCGTCAACTGGGTTTTGCCAGTTGCCCCTCTGCGGCGACGATATTTAACAAGGTAGCCGTCTTTATTTAGATATAGTCTTTACGTGCATGATGATCAGGAATAACTTTAGCCAAGGTAATTATTAGCAACCCATTCTCAAATTCAACTGATCCAACTTCCGTTTCATCACTGAGGGTCCAAGATCTGGTGAAAGATCTTTGAGCCACTCCTCTATGGACATAGTTTGTTTCTTCCCCTTTGTCTTCCTTTTTTCCTTCGACAAAGAGTTTTCCGTACTCTGTGTAAACATTTACTTCTTCTTTTTTAAATCCTGCGAGTGCAAGTTCAAGTCTAGATTCTATGTTACTGACCTGAACTAAGTTAAATGGAGGATAGTTAGTCGTCGTTTCACGTTGATTAAACAGACGATTTAAGTATTCATCCATACCAATGCTATGTCTATTTATGCGATCTATCAAGGCTGGCAAATCTGCAGCATGATACTGGGTGAGTTCTCCCATGGTTTTAGCTCCTTTAAAAGCGAGTTTGTGTTTTGTGGACCCTTACGGCATCCACTACTAATTATACAAGTAGACATAGAAAGAGGGGTGTTGGAAACCCCCCTTCTAGTAGCGTATATTCCGTATGTAGCGTGTCGCGCACGAAAGGCGACGTACTATTTAGGACATTTTATTAGGTTTACGAAGAATTCTAACTTTTCTACCTTTCTTTTCTTGATCAGTTGCCTTACGTATGTTTGCATCAATCGTAGGATTACCAGTATCTGGCATAAACTCAGCACTATGAGGATCTAACTTATCGTGCTTATAATTCTGACCGTATTTTGGATGGTATCCATCTACAGTATCTGGTGGTAGTTTATCAGGATGTATTGGTTTGATATTTGATCTATCAAGTGATGCAGTTTTTATGGACTGAATTACTTTATCAACTTTGGATTCTTTCTTTTGATACTTTTCATAAAGTTTTTCCATCTCTCTATCAAATTCCATAGCCATTGCCTCATTAACTTTCTCTTGCCTTTCACGATCAGATCGCTCAATCAAAGTTGACCAATGGTGTTCAGAAGCACCCACTAACTCAAGAACATGATTTTTTTTATCTTGACTAGATCTTTCATTATATTTTTTATGACCAGCTTTCCAAATATTAGGATCAGGTTTGAAAGCCTTTGGATTTTCAATGGGTTTCATCAGTTCAGCACCAACAACTTTGTTATTTCTACCAGTTGGTTTTACCTTAAATTTAGTAGGTGTCTCTTCAATTTCAAATGGTTTCTTAATCTCCCTAAGAATTCTTTTTTGTTTTGGAGTTATTACTTCTGGTATTGATTGCCTGCTTCTATGTTTTAAAAACTTAGGAGTGCAGTCTTCTTTTCTAGTTTTCTTTTCCATTAGAGGATTACCTTGTGGGTTATAAGAATCTCCTACAGGAAATCTCTTTCTTGCGGGCCCTCCTCCAGGTTTATTAGGATTATAACTACTGGATGTCCAAGGTTTTGGTTGAGGAGCCTTACCCTTAGCAAGAGCATTCAATGCCTTTTGAGTTTTAGCTGCTTTCTGTGCTTTATTTAAT